CTCCAACTATAAACTTAATTTTCTTAGTATCATGATTTCCACAGCAGAAAATTAAATTAACTAAATTAATTATAGAACCAAGTATTGATGTGCAACTCACTCCAGAGGGCAATCCATGAACAAGCCTGTATAGATATCCACCAGGGGTTATGTAGTCTTTGATTCCGATAGTGTCAAAAAGCGCTAAAAAGTGGTAATCTATTTCTTCATCATCTAAAGGATAATAAAGTCGAAGGATTGATAATCCAATTATTATGTTGTTAATGTACAACCTAGAATCGAATCTCTTCCAATCTCCTTCGATTAAATTTTCATCTTCTCCTATATCGTTAACTAATCTTTCATATTTAACAATTGAGTTCCCAATATAAATAGGCCCCTTTTCAGAGAACTTGATTTCCTTTGCTATTTGTTCTATCCAAACTGTACTATTTAATTCTGAAAAGAACTCTGGCATATGGACTGCTCTACTTGCAATCACATCACCATCCTCGTAGGTATAATCTCTTTTATTACGAGCGCCGACGACGAACGTATTTGGAAATATTGAGTTCCTATCTAATTTCTCTTTTCTCTTTGCGGCCTCTGAAATTCTGTCCCATCTTTCATTTGCAATAGAAATTGCTTTGGAAGCTGCTTCTTCTTTCTTTTTGAAGTTCTCATATTTATCTAGGTAGAAACCAGGATAAGTATTTTTATTGAAAGATAAATATTCCATATCAATTTTTTCACACTTTGAAAGAGTTTTAATTTTCATCTTTCGAATTGCGATCTTAATTGATTTTTCGTATTTCTTAATTTCTTTCATACTTGGTAGAGAACTTCCATCTGCTGTCTCTGGAATCATAGTGCGCTGGAGAGTAATTTTATTACTTTTAAAACACCCTGTCATTGAAACGCTTCTGTCAACAAAGACTTCATTTGAATCGAAAAGTTCTTTATTAAGGTGATAACATTCGAACATTGGATCAGAAGCCCTCCTGATCTTTTGTGGTCTGTCACCATCTCGAATTATGTGCCTCCCTAAATAGAAAGAATTGATTTTATCTACTTCCATTTCACCAGGAGTTCTCTTTGGTCCTACATTTGAAAGGAACACAGAATTTCCCCTCGATATGTACTCAAGTTGAGTATTAGGCCCACTCCTTGATTTATTCTTCGTCGTCTTGTTCTGAACTACCTTCTTAATTATTTTGTCTTTGCTTCTTGGAATTCCTTCATCAATTATTACATATTCCTTATTAATATTGTCGTAGAAATATCCAATAAATTTATTCGCAATATCTAAAAATTTTTGGTAGCCAGAATAAACACTAACTTTTACATCTTTGGTGGTAACTTATATAACTCTCTGTTCGCAATATACTTTTCAACATTAAGTTTTCTAAGTGATTGTTTTTCAATTCTAAGTGCTCTTCTAGTTAGTTGACTAATAATTTGTGTCCTACTATCTTTAAGAGATATAAAATCTTCTTTTGAGAGTAAATTCGTAACCTCTTTATCTACCCAGATTTGAATGTGCTTTTTCTTTATTGGGGAAATGTACTCCGATGATAATTTAAGAATTCTAAATAAAATTCCTTGTTTGGAATTTTTAATCAGTTCTCTAATTTTTGCATCACGCTCGTCAATTTTTGCTAACCTCTCAATTTTTGTTAGATTCTTGACTGAAGAAGGTGACAAGTCTCCTTCTGAATATTCAAAATTGACTTTCCGGACCTTAGCTTCCAAGTCTCGCAATCCTGCTACCTCTGAAGCTAAAAGACCATCTTTCAAGTACTTCTCTGCGTCTTTTTTGTAATCTGAAAGCTTATATCTGCAAGCTGAAATTAAT